TAGTCTATCTTAACGCTTTAGATAAAAATAAACTAAAGGCAGAAGAAGAGTACGAAGAATGTAAGGATCAAGTACAAGAACAATTAGATTTTATAATTAGTGAAAAGGTTGAAAATACTAAATGCTCAATGGCACAAGCAAAAGTATTAGCTACAAATGATGAAAGATATAAAAACATCAAAGCTGAATACAGAAAAAGAAAAGCTTATTATCTTCTTAAAAAAGTAGAAGCTAATAATGGTCATTCTTATTGCGAGAATCTAAAGCAAGAATCTATCAATCAATTAGCAGTAGATAAATTGACTAGAAATTAATCTTATTGAGGGCGAGAAATCGCCCTTAATGTCTTGTTACTTCAAAATATGATATGTCAGTATTTTCATCAATAATTTTTGTACTATAATTATAATCTATAAGATTCACATCTGCTCTTTTTTGAACTTGTTCAAGCATATCTTTAACTCTTGGAAAAGTCGGAGTTATATCTATAAATGTAAAAGCAACAAAGTGTCCATAACTAGAATGTGGAGTTTCTAGTTGCATTTCTAAATCTGTAATTACTGCATCAACCATAATGCAATATAGCTTATTTAGAATCTATTTAGTATTATTTTTTTTTTATGATGTCAGCACCTTTAAGACCGTAAATAGCACTCACTACACCTATAAACAGAGCTTGATACCAAAATGGCATATTATTAAATTGATCGAAAAACTTATCGACCTTTTCCATAATTTCTGGATCATCACTAAAGATACTCCAAATCAATAACATCACAGGCGCCGAAACTAAAATTAATACGAACTCGTCTTTCCACCCTTGCTGATTATTTTGCATCACAGCTTTTTGATATTCTACTTCTCCATTTGCCATTTTTTCTGCATGACGCATTTCTGCAACAGATTCAAATTCTTTTGCTCTTCTTCTATTAGATGCAATAGACATTCCTGTTTTAATAATGCCTGGTACTAATTTAGATGCAATATTTAACCACATTTTATTTTTCCTTAATCATTTCAATAAGCATATCTATAACATGCTTTGCTTTTTCTAAATCTTTTATCTGATCTTTCTTATCTTTCCACTTTAAATTGTATCTAGTAATATATTTTAAAGCATGAGTTTGACAGGCATTAAAATCATTAGCCATAGAAAAGTCTAAAGGTTGAATTTTAAGCTTTTTATAGTGATCGCCAGCAACTTGTTCAGAAAATGCAGAATCGCTGTTTAAAGTGGCTCTATGGCTGTTTAAAAGGGTGTTTTTAAGCTTATTAGACTTACTCATACAATCTTTTTAATCCAATCGCCTTTATTATTTAAAACCATAGGTAAAAGTCTTGGTATCCCATCTATTATAATTCCGCAACCTAAAATAAAGCGAGTTTTAAAATTCTTGGCATAGTTGAACGCCATAGACTTTTGATTTATCATGCACCCTACATTCATTGCAAAAAATAAATTATCTGGATTTGCCCAATAGCTAATTAAAAATTTTGTGTGATAATGACCTTGCACAGCAGAAAGCCCCATAGTTTGAGACACCTTGAGGACGTCGGCAGATCTTCCATGTGTAAAAAAACATCTTTGTCCATTTGACATTGTAAGAGTTAAATCATCAACCCATTTCCATTTTTTTGTTCCTAAAAAATCTCCATAGTCTTTTAAAAATTCTTTACTCATTCCGAACTTTAATGCTCTTCTATAAACTAAACTAGAATGATTTGATTCTACTTCTGTAACTTTTGGAAATATTGATTCTAATTCTTTAACATATTTTTTACTTTGTCTTAATTCGTGGCCTGCGCTAAATAAATCTGGATCGTGTGTATGCATGCTAATTGCATGGAAGTCTAGTAAGTCACCAATGTTTACAACGAAGTCGGGTTTAAATTCTTTTTTTATTTCTCTTAAAAAAGCAAAGCTATCCTTGTGATGATAAGGAATATGCATATCTGATATTACAAGTATTCGTTTGAAACCCATAATTGAATTAATACAACTATTTAGTGATAATGTAAAGAAGCTGACCTATTACTAATAATCCGATTGCACCTAAACTATATAAGATACGATCTATATCTTTCTTCATATGTGCAAGATGGTTTTTAATTATTAAATCTATTTTTTGATTTACTAATTTTATTCTGCCATCTAATTCTACAAATTTTTCTTTATTAGTTTTCATCGTTTCCTTTTTCTTCGAAGATCAGTATCATGCTTTCTACTTCCTCGCAAGAAACTGTTTACTCTTGCCATTGACCAAGCGGCCATAGGAATACGAGGACGAGATCCTCCAGATAACCATGCACCTTGTCCACGTCTATAAACTTTTACTAATTGTCCATATGTAATATTTTTTCTAGTCTTTGCTTTTGCTCTTAATGTAGCTTGTGTTCTAGCTGATAGTGGTCTTCTAAATCTTGATGCCATTATATTTTTACTCTCATTTTAAATGCAGATGGAGATATAAATCCTCCAGATCTATAAGCAGCACTCATAGATTTAATTAATTTTGCTCTTCTTGATCTCTTAGCACCTTTAAGGCCTGACAAGTATTTCTTTGGGATTCCTGTCTTCTTATCTTTTGGTACGAGTCTTCTTTTTCTTTTTCTTGACATTTTTTTTCCTTTTCCGCATTGGAAACTTATTTATCATTTCTTTTAATGTAATTGAAGTAGTAAATCCAGCCATTATGCTCTTCCTCCATATTTTTTAGATTTAACTTTTTTACCTTTAAACTTTCCAGATTTTCTAGGTAATAATCCTCTAGCTATCGCTGATGCTCTTTCTGTGAAACCTAATTTTTTTTTCTTTTTGATTTTATTTTTTAGTGTAGATAATTTTACCATTAATTACCTACTACACGCATAGCAGATCTATGTGCCTGTGCAAATGTTCTGCCTTTCTTCATCGCTCTAGCCATAGATCGCATATGCTTTAAACTATGATGTCTTGCATGACGATTCATTGTTTTTTTTTGTCTAGGGTTTAAGTCTTTTATTATACCTTTAATAGAAGCTACCTTGACCATTATTTTCTTTTTCGTTTGCCCATTTTATTTTTTTTTTTCTTATTCTTCTTCATTCCTTTTGAATGAGCACCTTTACCTGTATGATATGGCATTATTTCCTCGCTTTCTTTTTTTTCTTTTTTTTACTCTTCATAATAGCTTTCTGTAAAGCTAACGGAAGTTTCTTTTGTTTTTTAGTTAACATATTATCTCCTAGTTTGTAAGTTTACCATCAACCCATTTAGCATCTGGTAATCCATTAGTATAATTTTTTCCGTCATATGTCAGCACTTGTTTTCTATTAGATCCTTCAACAAATGAACAATGGACCCAACCAGCTGACGGATCATCTTTGTCAAAATATTCTAAAATCAATTGGTCAAAATCGCAAGATCCAGAAATAAACATAGCTATTTGAAGATTAGAAACTCCAGCTATCTCGAAGTCCGCCGCACACCCTGTCGTATGCTGTGATGTAGGTTTTGATCCGATAGCTTCACATAATTCTGGACTTCTGTATCCACTGGTAATCGTTACAGGCTTATCCCATTTGACACGACATTTTTCTAAAACAGCATAACATAAATCTGTAAGATTTTTTATTTCTCCAGCACCAGCTTTATTTTTTATACCTTTACGTTGTGCTGTCATACTTTTTTCAAATTCGGAAAGTTTAAAATGTTTAGATAATTGCATTTAGACTCCTATGGTTTAGGATATTTAGTTTTAACTGCCTGTCTTTTTTCTTGTAGTTCAGTAAGTGTATCGCCACCATCTAATAGTGCGTGAATACAATCTTCGTGTGTTGGATATTCTGCTTGTCTATTTCTTTTCCATTCTTCAGCATCATACTCAGCTTGTAGTTCGTCCATTTTAGTTTCTATGTCAGCTTTAGGAATAGGTGTTGTTCCATTTTCCCAAACAATAGTATTAATATCATTTTCACTAATAGATACTTCTGCATTAGGATTTATTTTTAAAATTGCTTTTATAACTGTGTTATTCATAATTTTAACCTGCTATCTCAAATGCTGTTATTGTTGATACTGCATTTCCATTACCATAATCACTTGTTCCACCTGTTACTCTTGCATAAACTTGATATGTTGTTGATGATGTAGTTGATGGAGAATCTAAAATACTCATACTAACTGGTACACTTTCATTAAAACCACCATTAATTGCCATTCCATTAGTACCACCAAGATTTGTTGAATCTCTATAAATAGTTAAAAATAAATTTTGACCACTTGCACCAAACATATTAGCTACAGAAACTTGTACAAAAACTTTACTTGAAGTTGCAGATGGTGTTATATTTAATGTCAAACCATTAGAACTATTTACAAAAGAAGTTGATGTTATTGAATAGTTTGCTGAATCTGTTGCAGTTACAACTTGTAATATTTTTCCTGTTGTTAAACCTGTTACTGTTGCTCCTGTCGTATCAAGTGTAACTCCTGAAGGAATATCTATCGTATCCCCTGATGTTCCTAGCGTTAGCGTAGTACCTGTAGCTGGATCGACTTGATTTGTCTCTAACTTACTCATTATAAAATTACAAATGTACTCCCTGATGGAATCGTGATCGTACCGCTAATTGTTACTGGTCCAACCATCGCTCCGTTTGTTGAGCCCGCCATTGA